ATCCTTGTTGCCATATTACGACCGGTTCCTGCGGCCGTTTTGTTCGACGAGGCCACCAATCACAGGCAACTCCAGGCCGCCACATTCTAACGAATTGCCACATTACCCTTTGCAACCAGCTAATTTCGCTTCGAACATGCAACAATTGTATGTTGATACTTTCTCTAAGTATTTGACCATTTCTGAAGTGAATGTGAGCGGACTTGCCCTAGGCAACCTCGCTGCCTACTTCATCTGGCGTGAATTCATAGTCAACGCCTCGTATGCCCCACCTGTAGCTATGACGACCTTAGGGTTCCTCAGTGTTACTGCTGAGGAATTGTTTAAGAGAGCGTTTATTTGGGGCCTACCAGCGCTGACGGCTTTTGAATTGTACGCCTCATGGCGCCGACATGGACTCATCGGCGGCATCGCTTATTTGACAACTGCTTTACCACTACATTATGTTGCTTTACAACTACCAATTTATTTGGCCATTCCCGTGCATATGTTGTATAATGCTGTGGTTTATCGTTGCCGTCCAACACCAGCGATGCTTGCAGAGGCACTTGGCTCAAGATTGATAACACGACGTGAAGCACCCGCACTTTTTGACAAGATGCCTGATGTTTGTCAAGAAGGTGTGGCTTACAAGCAGCGCCATTTCGAATCCGTTGTTAATGCACCGGAGGAGAGAACTTGTAAGGTTGGTTGGGGAGGGAAACTCGTTGGGTTTGGAGTGCATGGTGTTATGCCTGTGCTCAACCGTGCGTGTGTACACAACGAGTTGCTCGCCCTCAACAATCGTGCTTTCAGACCTACTTACGCTGAACCAGAGGCTTGGGAAGCTAGTTATGCGGCCATGTTGCCACACTTGCCGAGACAACTTGACTATTTCCCAGTCATTAAACCCATACCTTTCAAAATTTGGGTCCAACGTTTTGATCTGGCAAAGCGTGAGCGCCTACAGCGCATGCGTGACCGACTAGACAAGAAGTCGGCACGCGCTGTCGGCAACAAGTGTTTTAGTGCCTTTGTCAAACGGGAGTTCTATATTAACAAGCTAACTACACCCCGTTTGATACAAGGTGTGCCCGACGAAATGCAAGTCACTATCGGACCTTGGTTAGCTGCGCTCCAAAGATACGTTGAAGGAGCGTGGCACTATACTGCCGGTAGCACCCATTCACTGCGACATGGCATCTCTGTTACTTTTGCCAGTGGTAAGTCCGCACGTGAATTGGGGCGTTGGATTAACGACGCACGCATTAAGGAGGGCGTACACTATCTCGTC